CAACAGCCGAAGCTGTGTCCGACCACGAAGAAAGGTTCAACTCCCGAACCCACGCGGGCCGATGCTGCGCGCCCTCGTCACGCTGCAGGCTGACGTACTCGACATCCAAGCCCCGCACCGCGTTAAAGAGAAGCTGCGCCGGGAAGAGCCGATGCTGCTGATGCTCGAACTCGGGGTTGCCCTGCCAGCGCAGGCCGATCCGCAGCTTGGCACCCTTCGTGTGCGGGCGCGGCAGATAGGCCGACCCGTCGATGTCCTTGTACTGCCACCGCATGGGCAGGCTGGCCGTCATGCTGGGCAGCCAGAAGTCATGCACCACGCCGAAGGCAGCCTCGTGCTGGATGACCATGTCCACGCCCTCGGCCTGACGTGCCACCAAGGCCAGCGGGCCGGAGCAGGCCACGATGACCTGATTGCCGCGCTTCTTCAACTCGCGGGCAAAGCGCAGGCCGTGGATTTGGTCGCCCAAGCCCGCCTCAAGGTTCAAGAGCGCGGTGCCGACCTGCTGCCCATCCCAGAGCGGCGTCGGCACTTTCGGTGCCTCGTTGCCGAAAACCTTCTCAATCCGGCCACGCTCAAGCAGCATCATGCCGTCGTGCAGGTGACCCTTGCGCATCTCGTACCAGCCGCGATTGAAGGCCGCGCGATGGTTCTTCGGCTCCTTGATCGCCAGCTCCTGAGCGATCTCCTCGCCGCGCTTGAAGTCGCCAATGATCCCGGCGGCCAACTGCATGTCGAGCGGGTGGATCATCTCGGTCGTCAGCGGCTTCTCGCGCCAGAAGCAGGGCTGCACGAAGTTCTGGCGCATGTGCTGGAGGATGTCGGCGGAGTCTTCGTTGTGACGCTTGGCCAGCTTCGGTGCCACCGTGTGCAGGCCCGGCACCTGCCAGATTTCCTCGTCGCGCTCCTTGGGGGCATGCTCGTCGAGGTGGTTGAAGTCGTAGTCGAAGTCGCCGATCTCAAGAAACTCGTGGATGCGGGCCAGCTGCTTCTTGGGGTCGGCGATCAGGTCTTCGTACTCGACAAAGAGGAAGCAGGACTTGTCGTAGTTGAAGCCCGTCAGAAGCACCTGATAGGACTTCTTGAGGTGGTCGATCAGGTCGCTGTTGCGGAGGAAGTCCTCGACATCGTTGGGCTTCGCCACGCGCACGAAGGATGCCGCGCAGTCGTCGATGTTGCGAACGGTGGCGATGATCTTCGGCTTTCGGCCCAGAAGTTCGTGCAGCACCCGGAGGCTTGAGACCTCTGCCCAGTTCCGCGCCTTGTCGATCACGACAGGCTTTTCCACCTTGGCGTACTTGGCGTCCATGATGCCGCGCAGCACAGCCTTGATCTGGTCTTCGTCCGGTGCCGCCTGCTCAGCCGAGCTGCCCTGCCACGCCTTGAACGTGTTAAACATCACCTCGCCCATGCCGCTGGTGGGGCTGGCGTGAAGGTCGGGATGCTGGTTCAAGAGCGCGGCAAGGACGGTGCTGCCCGAGCGGGGAAGGCCTGCGAGGAAGTGGAAGGTTTTCTGGGGCATTAGTTGGTGGAGCCTTGGTAGATGGCCGTTGAAACACCTGACCCATCATTTTTGCTAGTACTGAGCCACGCGGTCGAGGAGCCAATTTGAACAGGACTCGAACGACGAACAACGGTTCCATCGCCAACTTGGCCGCTGGCGTTGGAACCCCAAGCCCAAAGTGTCCCGTCATTTTTGATGGCTGAGGGGCCGGAAACGCTTGACCAAGTTGTGAGGGCACCAATTTGCACCGGAGAAGACCGCGCGATAACGTTGTCCTGTCCGAGTTCCCCTTGCGTATTGTTGCCCCACGCCCAAAGCGTGCCGTCAGTTTTTACGGCCATAAAACAATAGCTTCCGGCGCTAAGTTTAGACCAGTCGGTAAGAGCCCCAATCTTTACAGGGCTAGAAGCCCTGTTACCGATTCCGGATAGCCCGTTCCCAAGCTGACCGTTTGCATTCTCACCCCAAGTCCACAAAGTTCCATCAGCCTTAATCGAACCAACGTTTCCTACGCCCACAGCAATTATGCTCCAGTCTGTAAGCGCCCCAACCTGAACTGGGCTGGAGCGGGATATAGTGTTTCCAACCCCAAGCTGGCCTACAGCATTGCTACCCCACGTCCAAAGAGTGCCGTCAGTCTTTACTGCAGCTGCGTGGCCGACACTAACCAAAGAAGTTTTTGCATTGGCCCAATTTGTTAGCGCCCCGACTTGAATCGGGCTTGATCGGTTAGAGTATGAGTTGTTTGCCAACCGCCCCGCATCTCCGTACCCCCAAGCCCAAAGCGTGTTGTTGTTTTTTACTGCAACGGTAAACCCAGCGCCGCAGGCGATTACAGACCAGTCCGACAGTAACCCGACTTGAACAGGGCTTGATCTATTGATAACACTGTTGTCTCCGAGCTGCCCGTTATTGTTTGACCCAGACATCCACAAGGTGCCATCGCTTTTCAAGGCACCTATAAAGCCTTGGCCAGACGAGCTTGCATCCCAATTGGTTAGTGTTCCAACTTGAGACGGGCTAGAACGCCCATTTCTGTCGTTTAGTCCAAGCGTCCCGCTGCTATTCTGCCCCCACGCATACAACTCATACGTCGGCAACCCCGTCCACGTCCCTGCGGCCACGGCCTGCAGTTGCTCCATCAAGCCCCATTTTGCGGAGAAATTCGGCATTTAGGTTACTCCGTAGAGGGCGAGGGTGAAACCGCTTCCAAAGGTGCCGCCAGCAGATACATCAAACCAGCCTGTCAATGCACCAACCTGCACCGGACTGGATCGGTTAACAATCGTATTGTCTCCGAGCTGGCCGTTATTATTTCTACCAAACTCCCACAGCGTTCCATCCGTTTTTGCGCATGCCGTATGGAAAGATGCGGCGTCGACCTTTTGCCAATTGGTCAACGCGCCAACCTGAACGGGGCTGGAGCGGTCGGTCAGGTTGTTTTGTCCAAGTTGCCCGTGGTTGTTACGGCCCCATGCCCACAAGGTGAAGTTTGTTGTGGTTGCTGCTGAATGATCTCTCCCGGCGGCGGGAATCGCCCAAGTTGTCAGCGACCCGACTTGGTTGGGGGATGCCACCCCTGAAACAGAGTTCAGACCTAGCTGCCCATTCCCATTGTAACCCCACGCCCACAAAGTGCCGTCTGTCTTCACCGCGATGCAGTGTCTATACCCCCCTGCAGTCGAATACCAATTGGTCAAAGCCCCTATCTGAACAGGACTAGACCGATAGGTAGACGTAGTGTCTCCAAGCTTGCTTGAAGCGTTTGACCCCCACGCCCACAAAGTGCCGTTTGTTTTGACTGAGGTGAACGCAGAACCTTGCTTGAAGGCCGTCACTTTCGCCCAATCTGTAAGCGCTCCGACCTGAATCGGACTAGACCTTTGAAAGCCGCTGAAATTTTGACCAAGCTGACCAGCATTGTTTAGGCCCCATGTCCAGAGAGTCCCGTTGGTTCGAACAGCAGCAGTAGCACTGCCCTCAACAGCGACCGTTGCCCATACGGTTAAAGCGCCAACCTGAACAGGGCTGGAGCGGGTAATGATGGTGTTATCACCAAGTCCACCGGTGCCATTGTAGCCCCAAGCCCACAAGGTGTTGTCAGTTTTTATAGCGGCTGAAGCGTATCCGCCCGATGAAACAACTGACCATGCTTGCAACGCTCCCACTTGAACAGGACTAGAACGAGCAACCGTGTCCCCAAGTCCAAGTTGGCCGAAACCATTTCCGCCCCAAGTCTCCAGCTCCGCCCCAGAAAACACCACGTTCCCCGTATTGAACGCAGACACCCGACCCGGCCCATAGATATTGGTCGCCGCAGCGCGAACCCTGAACGTGCCGCCACCGGGTGAAATGCTAATAGGAGACGCCGACCCAGTCGCGCCGACGGATGCCCCGGTGCTTTCGTTGATCGCCGTGACCGTATAGCCCGTGACCGCGCTTCCGCCGGGGTTGGCGGGCGCAGTGAATGCCACGGACATAGACCCGATGCTGGTCGTGACAGACGTGATGGTCGGGGCGTCGGGGGCTTTCAGAAGGTCAAAGCCGCCGTCGACATAGCCGCCTTGGGACGTAGCCATACTAGCCTCCTAACGTCACGAAATGTCCTCGTAACTAATTATCACCTTCAGGTCGTTTGCGGAACCCGCCGTCGCACCGATCGACTTGTCTTCCTCAAGATAGATCGAGGTGTTCCGGTCGATGACCACGAGCGAGGAGTCAGCCGGGACCGAGACCGTGCTCACGATCTGCGAGGCCGTGCCGCCAAGAGCCGCAGCGGTGTAGTAGTTGATCGTGATGTCGGCGGCATTGGTGCCGTCCACGTTTGCCACGATCAGCGACTCAATCTTGAAGACCTTGTTGGATGACGCCGCGTTGCTCAACACAGACGTGGCGCTGGTGGAAGTCAGGTCAATCACGGCAGACTTGCCGATGATTGAGGTGACGTTGACGATATTCGGGGCTGCCACAGTTTATCTCCTTATCCAAAAATCAGGGTGAAGGCGATTGCCTTGCCAGCTGAGATGCCCGCAGACGGCGTTGTGAATGTCAGGTTGCCCGAGCCATCCGTGCTGACGACTTGGCCTGCGGTTCCGTCTGCTGTCGGATATTTAAGGCCCGCCGGGTTGTTGATGATGCGCTTAACCGTCCCCGACGCATTCTCTGCGTAGATGGCCATGTCGGCATCATTGATGTTGATCGCGAGTTCGCCGGGGTTCAGGTTGCCAGCGGAAGGCGCGGCACCTGACGTGGTGCTGCGGTACAGCTGAATCGGAGTGTATCCGGTCTGCGGCATTGCTGTTACCTCTTTTCAGGGTTGTTAGCGGGCATTATGCCCTTAAATTCAGGGCAACGCGATAGCTTATTCATCAAAACGTCCCCCCATCCATTCCGCCCCAGCTCGGCGCGCTCGCACCATTCGACAGCAACACCTGCCCAGCCGTGCCGTTAGCCAAGAACGTCGTCGCACCGGCGCCGGTCTGATACGGGATTTGGCTGGCCGCGCCGCCTGCGAGGTTGGTAGCTGTCCCTACGGCGAGAGAGGCTTGCGTCCGGTTTTCCCAGCGCGAATCGACGCTGTCGTAGACGATGACATCGCCGCCCGTCAGCGAGGTGAACTGCACGTTGCCATCGGTGCCGCCCAGAACCGTGCCGTATGTCGGACGCACGAACAGGATGCCGTTGGAAGCGTCGGCGTAGACGACAGCGGCCATGAGGGCGATGGCATTGGGAGCCGATGGCTTGTTCTTTGTCAGCCCGCCAGCGACAGCCGGATTGTAGTAAAGCACGTCGCCCTGAGCCCAAGTCTCGGCCCCGCCTGTGGTATTGATGCCTTTGATTTCACCGAACTGAACAACCGTTACCCAGTCGTTGGTAATCCCGGTCTGCATTGAGATGCCGAGGATGTAGCTGGACTGCTCCGGCAAGAGGCCCGTGGCAGGCGCAGCCGTCAAGCCACCGCTTGCGCCAAGCGTGCCCGTGAACATGAGCACTTGGCCCTTGGTCGCACCAGCCGACAGCTTGACGCGGTAGTACATCTCCTCGCCGACGTGCTGGATCACGGCGCCGTTCATCTGGAACGCCAGCGTCTGGAACATGTCGGCGTCGTCGTAATAAAGGCGCCCGGTGGCGTCCGTCACGGTGGCCGTGGTGTCGAATTGGATAAAGTCCGGCGAGCTGATGCCGCCCGTGACGCCGGTCATGGAGGTGATGTCGGCATTCGCGCCAGAGGCAGCCGCTCCGAGGTTGGTGCGGGCTGTGCTCGCATCCGTAGCCCCGGTGCCGCCATTGGCCACAGCAAGCGTGCCAGCGATCGTGATCGTGCCGGATGAGGTGATCGGGCCTCCAGTCGTCGTGAGGCCCGTAGTGCCGCCCGATACATCGACCGACGTCACAGTGCCCGCGCCTGCGGTGTCCCACGTGAAGGCAGACCCTGTCCACTTCAGGAACGTCGCAGACAGCGTCGGCGCGTCGATGAAGGCGCTGGTGTTTGATCCAGTGTTGTAGACGATCTTGTTCGCGGCGCCGCCCGCCACGTTGGTCGCGGTCGCCGCGTTGCCGCTGACGCTGATGCCCCACGTGCCGGTGGCACCCGTGCCTGACGTTGATGGTGCACCGACATCAGACGCAGTCAAAACCACGACGCCCGTCTGCCCGTTGACCGAAGTCACTGATCCGAAACTCGCCGTGGTCACCGCCGTGATGACGCCCTTGGCGTTGACCGTGATGACCGGGATGGCCGTTGAGGAGCCGTAGGTGTTGGCCGACACGCCGGAGTTCGGCAAGTCCGCGTTGACCATGGCGCGGAAGGCTGTGGGCGCATCTGGGCCAGCGGCAGGGCCAGCGTAGATCACGTTGGCAGGCTGATCGACCACCAGAAGCGCGGAGCCCCACGTGTACTCCCCGGTGCCGTTCGACACCAGAACCTGACCCGCATTGCCGACCGGGCCGACATAAAGGCCATCAGCGCCGCACCAGATGATCGCACCAGCGTCAGCAACGAGGCTGCGTGCCGTGCCGCCTTGGTCGAGCGGCAAAATGCCATTGATCTGCGCTTGGTCGGAAAGATCAACTGCCGGGTGCTGGTGGTCGGCGCGAGCCATATTCGTAGATACGCCAGCCGTGCCCGTGCCATCCAAAACAAGCGGCGTCGCGCTGGACAGATTGGCCGTCAGGGTGACGTTACCAGTGAGAGCGCCGCCACCGCTCAGGCCCGTCCCGGCGATGACCTGACGGCTGTCCGGGACATAGCCGCTGATTGACGCGGCGATGGTCGTGGCGGCCACCACGCGGCCCGTGGTGTCGACGGTCAGGACAGGGATTTCAGTGGCCGAACCATAGGAGCCCGGCGTCACGCCGGACGATGCGAGCTGCACCGAGCCCACGCCACCGTTGGCGATCGACAGCGTGACGTTGGACGACAGTTGCCCGCCACCCTGTAGGCCCGTGCCAGCGATCACCTGCCGCGACGTCGGCACGCCCGCCACGCTCAGCAGGTCACCCACCCGGATTTGGTAGTTGTTGCCCTGATAGACGATCATCATCAGCGAGTTTTCGTCGGCCACGGGGGCGACGGGGAGCTGCGTGACGCGGGTTGGGATCAGATTGCTGGGTACGTCTGACATTTATAGCTCCAAGTATCCGTCACCATCTTCCGTGATGATGAACTCGTTGCCTTGCTCTTGGATCAACCCGGCGGGGCGGGTGTTGATCGGCGTGTCGGGGCGTACAAACGGGAGCACGATCTGGTCCGGTGGGCGAGGGGCGAGTCGGTATGGGTCGTATTGGTCGCGATCTTCCCGGCAGACCATCAGCCCCGGATAGTTCGGGTCCGGCGCCAGTTCGGAAAGAAAAAACTTGCGCGAGCAGCGTCCGCAAATTCCGATACCGTATGTCGGCTGTCCAGTAGGGTCTAGGTACAGCGAATTGCTCATGCGGTGTACGCCCTAATGCCGGGGTTAATCTGGATTGGCGAGCCGTCATTGTCGCCGTCCCACGCACGCTGCATGCTCACAGCCGCACGCTGCTCCAAGAGAGGCATCAAGGCTGCGTCAACCTGCGGCGTCTCGGCGGCGACCTTGCTGGCCAGACCATCGACGATGGCCTGCAGCCAGCGCTGCGGTACCTCGACCTCCTGCTGCAGGTTCTCGGTGTCCATGATCTGGCGGTGACGCCACAGGATCAGCTGCGCTTGCTCTGCAGCCGAGAACGGCGCGGGCCAAAGATAGACCACAGGCTCCGGCAGGTCGCGCTGGAAGTAGTAGTTGCTCGGGCGACCGGGGAACTGCAGGTTCGACTGGTTCACATACGAGTCGCGGTTTAGCTGGCCGAGCGGGATTTGCTGCGGCAGGTTGCCCAGCGTAATCGCAGAAAAATTCAGGGTGCCACTGGTCGCTACGATCCGGAAATAGGCATAGGCCAGAGCGCCGCTGATGTCGGTCCACGTAATATCGCCAGCCGATGCCGTGACACTTGATGTCCCCACGGTCGTCCACGACGAGCCATTTGTGCTGACTTGGAAGTTGACGGGCACGGCAGCCGCCGACCACTTGATGCCGACCGTGTTCACCACCGTCTGCGTGGTGAAGTTGACGGTGTAGCTGGTGGACGTGGTGACCGAAGCCCCACTGAGCAGCTGCAGCACGCGGTAGTTCAGGTTCAAGACCTCGACGGTGCCCGGCGGCAGCGTGATCAGCGGCTGGTTCTCATACATGGGAAGGATGAGTTGCTCGATGCACCAGCTGGGCGTCCTGATGTTGGCAAGCTCAGAAAGCATCAGGTACAGCGAGTCGAGCGCGTAGGTTTGCATCTCGGCGGTGATGGCCTGAGCGGGCAAACGACAGCGTCTGAAGGCGTGATCTACCACCTTCAGAGCGTTAAACGTCGTGCCGCTCACATTCCCGGAATAGGCCATACTGTCTCCGCTGCGTGATCAAAGCTGGCCGCTGGTTCAGCACGCCTCGGGAGTTTGTTCAGGGGAATTATAGACCAACCCCCCTGAAAGAGAAAGTCACTTCTTTTTCTTGCCCGCCTCGGACATGGCAATGGCGATGGCCTGCTTGCGGCTTTTGACCATCGGGCCAGACTTGCTGCCCGAGTGCAGCTCGCCAGCCTTGAACTCGCCCATGACCTTGCCGACCTTGGCTTCCTGCTTGGGGGTCATGCCGCCGCGCTTCATCATGGTCTTCGGGCCGGGAAGATCGGGGGCCGTGTGCATCTTGGTCTCGCCGGGGTTTTTGTTCCCCTCGATGCCAAGCTTGCTCTTGTCCCGTATCATGCCGCCCGCCATCGCCTTGATCATCGGCTCGCTGCGGTTGGTCGGATACTGCTTACGCATCGGCATGTCGCTCTTCAGCTTGGCCTCGTCGTAGCGCATCTCCTTGCGGACGCGCGACATCTCCTCGCCTGCATCCTTACGCTCGCTGCGGGTTTCCTGCTTGATGCGGGACATCTCAGCGCGCTCATTGCGCATCGCGTCCTTGGCCTTAGCCGCGCCACCCATGGCCATCTTGGTCAGAGGCTCGCCCTTGTGCATGCTCTTTTCATGCTTGTGGACGGCGGTTTTCACCATAGCCTTGTCCTGCGCCATGTCTTTTTTCATGGCGGCACTGATCATGGCCTTGTCCTTGGCCACGTCGGTGTGACCGCCGCGTGCATAGCCTTTGACCATCGTCTTGCCAGTCGATCCAGTGAACCCGCACTCGCTGGGGAACTGGAAGTCTGACACGTATTTTAGAGACTTACTCATTTTATGCTCCTATCTGAGTGATAGCCCTCGATCAGCCGATCTAGCTTCGCGTCCAAGACTTCCAGCCGGGTCATTACCCGGTTAATGTCAGCGTGCACCTCGACCTTGGTGACATATTCTTTGGCGACTTCTTCTCTCGTACGATTCAGCAGTATGGTGATCCGGCTGAGCTCGTTGGATTTCTCCTTCAGAACCCAGCTGATCAACGCGAGCAGAACCGACAGGATGGTGTTCCACAGCATTACCTCTGACATGGCACCCTCTTACGGCTGCGTACCATAGGTTTTGATGCACTCCAGCGTGATGGTGTAACGATCACCAGCCGCAGCGCCCACAGTGGTGAACAGCACGTCACCAGTTTTGCCCGTGCCTGCATTGTTCGGGAAGCCGCCGAACGACGAGTAATCCATCAGGTAGAACTGATTTTCAGGGATCGTCTCGCAGATCAGATCGGTCGTGGCATCCCAGAGGATGTCAACGGCCATACCCTGCGTCTGCGCCCAAATCTTGTTGATCTTGACGCCGTTGCAGGCATTCCCCGCCGCGCTGGGGTTCAGGGTGGAGACGTCGATCTTTACGACCGCAGACTCGCCCGTGCCATCAGAAATGTTCGTGAACTTGCCGATGAACAACCGCTCACCATCAAGGATCGTCTGGGAAGTAACAGCGTCAGCCATACCTATCTCCTCAATGAGGAGGGGGCTGTGTCGGCCCCCTCGGTTTCACCAATTAGGCTGCAACGGCGCCGTTCAGAGCCATGATGGCCCAGCCAGCGGCGGTGTAAATCAGCGTGGCCGACTCGCCAACACCCGTGAAGGTGATGGTGGTGAAGCCAATCTTGGTGGTGGGAGTAAGGACAGCCGAGCCGCCATCAACCGTGTGGGTGATGACCTTAATCTGGCCTGCGGTGCCGTTGGCCAAGGTCAGAGCCTGAGCCGCGCCGGTGGATGTCAGCGAGGTCAGCATGTCGGTCACGTTGACCGCGCCAGCGCCGGACAGGGATTGAACCGAGGCGAACACGTCGCCCGTGATGTTGCCCGTCACGTTGCCGGTGATGTTGCCGGTGACCGCGCCGATGAAGCCGTTGGTCGAAGTTACCGGGCCGGAGAAAGTTGTCGAAGCCATGGTGATTTCCTCTTTTGCACGAGTCGCCTGTCAGTCTGTGCATCGTCCGCTGGGCCGGTCTGACAAGCTGGGTGTAGTCCCAGACTAGGAATACTTTAGCACATAAGCCTGAGCCTTGACTAGTAGCGCAGGGTCGTCATTGAAGAGGCCGAGTTTTTGCATAAAAAAACCTCCCCGATGTTTAGGATTGTATCCTAGTATCGGGGAGGCCACTTTGCAGTTAGCCAAAAACTGTTAGTTTTCAGCTACTTATCAGACGCCAGCAGTTCCGTAAACGCCACGGGGGTCCGTCCATCCAAACGTATACCTTTCTGTCGCCTTGTAGCGCATCGAGTCGGTTTCGAAGTCACCTTCCATCGACTTTTCAAGGCCACGACGCATCAGCAGCTTCAGGCCTTCCGGCGCATCAGTCTGGATCCACCAAGCGGTGGTCGAGGTGATACGCGAGAGGTTGGCTTGGCCGTCCGACAGCAGACCCATCGATTTGACGGGGTTGATGTCGTTGTCGGCGGTGCCGGTGCGCAGAACCGACTTCAGCAGCACTTCGGCTTGGAAGACGTTCGACGGACCCGTCACGATCTTCTTCGGCGTCAGGCGGATACGCTTGCCGTTGTTGTCAACAGCGTTGCGAATCTGGATCAGCAGCTGTTCCAACGAGGTCTGCGAGAGAGCAGCCGGGGTGGTCAGCTGGTTGCTGAAGGTGCCGTTGACGATCGGGTGCGAGGCGCTCACCAGAGCCACACCGTCGCCGCCCGGATAGGCAGCGTTGAAGGCGCGGTTCAGGATGTTGGCACCCAGCGTTTCCTTCGTTTCGATCAGCGACTGAGCCAAGTGCTTGGCGTAGGTTTGACCGATACGAATGTGATCGCCGTCCTCGACAAGAACCTTGGTCAGCGAGAACGCCAGACCGTAGACCTTGTAGAGGTAGCGCTGCAGGAACAGCACGCCGCCGGACTGGTAGGACACAGCCATACCGTCGGGCAGTTCCGGCGCAGCGCCAAAACCATAGAGCACAGGCTCTTCATGGTAGTTGCGCGGAATGCCTTTTTGCTCACGGAACACCATGTTCCATTCGTCGGCGCGCTGATTGTAGACGCCGTCGAACACTTCGTTAAGGATGGGCTCGACTACTGACCGAAAGTCAGTACTGCGCATAGGGGTAGCCATGGTTCAAGCCCTCCTTAGATGCTGTTGACAGCGGCCTTGTACGCGGCTTCGTTCAGGCGAACGGTAACCGTGACATAGGCATCAGTCAAAGAGTCGTTGATGTTGTATGCAAAGCCAGTGATCTGGAACTGGCCAGAGGTCGACTGAATTGCGGTGAGTTGGGTGGTCGACAGACCCGTCTGGGTCGAGCCACCCGGCGAAGCCACGGTCCAGTCGCACTCTTCGCCCACAGCGGTTTGCACCGTGGTGCCTGCCGAGGGGTTGGTGTACTGAACGTCGTACAGCGTTTCCGGGTCATCGTACACCCAAGCAACGATTTCCGTGCCGGTGGCGCCCGAAGGCCAGAAGGGGCTGATGGTCGGCTTGCCCGAGGCGTCGAGGTACTGGCAGCCAGCAAAGATACCGAGCAGCGTGATGCCGTCGGTGGTGCCGGAACGAGTACCATCGCTGGTGCCGAGCTGGATAACACCGTTGTCGGTCAGCTTTACGGGGTCACCCGAAAAGATGTTGGCCGCATAGGTGCTAGCGATCGTGTAGGCTTTCGGGCGCATCTGGCCACTGTTGTGGTAAGACGGACGAAAACCAAAGGGTGCGCTAGTCGAAGACATAGTGAGCTCCTGATTGGTCAAAGGGTTGCGTCATGAGAGGTCGAACATCGCCTCTCGGTCGAGCCCCATCTCCATATTGCCTTCCCCAACTTGCAGCTTCGACTTTGAGGCGCGTGCCTGCTGCTCCAAGAACTCAGCCGTGTCGGTGAGCTTCTCCTCTTCGCGCAGGGGTGCGTGATGGTGCGCCTCAAGCATGTACTTCTCATAGAGAGAAATCGGCAGCTTGAACGCGAGCATCTCGTTCACACCGATGAACCCTGCCCAATCGCCTGTCTTCAGCGTGGCATAGTCCCAGCCGGGAATGTCTTCCGGCTTCACGGGTTCATAACCCAATCGCATACGCATATGGATCGAGTCACGCGGGTTGGTGGTCGTCAGCCAGCACATGTGCCAGCCGGGGATTTTTGGCAAGTCCGGTAGAGAGGACTGAAAAAACTGCTGACGGAACATCTCAACCCGCTCATCATCGGAAATCTCGCGATTTTCAGTTACAGCGCGGTCCTGCAGCGCTCTGTTTTCGCGGCCTTCTCCAGCGGATTTCTTTAGTCGTTCGTCGGTCATGCTACTCGCTCCTTCCAGCGATTGAGTGAACTATAAGTCGGGATGGCTAAAAACACAATCCCGGTCAAGAGCGGTTCTGCCGATCGTACTCGGCGTAGCGCTTGACGTATTTTGAGCGCAGTACGGGGTCATCCCACACTCCGGCCTCAATGAGAGCCTGCTTGCGCTCAGGGGAGACGTAAATCTCCTTGCGAGTGCTGGCGGGGGCGTGCTCTCGGCCCGATCCCACCGCAGGGCCACCACGAGGCTCGCGGCGCGGCTCGTTGCGATCTTCTGCGGCTCTCTTGGCAGGCTTCTGGGCGTCGAACCGCTCGGGCAAACGGCGTGCCGCACGGCGGCGCAGCTCGTCCCAGTAGTCTGCTGAGCGCGGATCGTAGCCGTCCTTGGAGAGCGACTGGTCAATCGCGATGACAATGGCTGAGTCTTCGTCGCGGCCCTGAGCATCATACCATGGGTTTTCCGCGATGAACTCTTTCGCATAGGTCATCGTGATGTCGTCGATCTGCTGCGGCTGGGGCCGCTGCGCCGCGAACTGGTTTTTCTGGGAGTTCAGCAACTGAATGCGGGCCAGAGCCTGATCGCGATAGCGCATGGCCTGCGTGACGTCTTCGCCGTTGCCCGCCGCCACCGCCTTGGCGATGACGCGCTCAGCCATCTCAGCCTCTTTGGACGCCTGAGAAATCTCGGCGTCAAAGCTGCTCAGGTCCATCTTGTGCGTGCGCTGCTCTTGGGCCGACACGCGGCGCTCAAGGTCGTCATTGCGCTTGCGCAGGAAGTCCAGCTCCAGCTTGTCACGCTTGATGGCCTCATCGCGGCGCACCTTGCGTTCC